GGTGGTCATGAAGGTGGTTATCGTTTCCTTCATGCTGCTACAAATACTTCCGAAGTTTTTGCTGGTACTGATTCTGGTATTATTGCTGGTAATGTAAAACTAACAACTGGCACAAATTCCACCTCAAATACAACTGGTGATTTAGTTGTTGCTGGTGGTGTTGGTATCACTCAAGATGTTAACATCGGTGGTCTATTGGATGTCGATGGCACTTTCCGTGCTAACAGCACATCTCGTTTCGATGATACGATGGTGCTACAAGCAGCATCCAAGTCGATGCAGATCAAAAACGGTAGTGGAACTACAAAGATTGAACTTCATACCACTACAGGCAATGTAGAAATTGGTGGTATCTTAACTAATACTGGTGCTATTGATGCTAACAGCACCTTGAATGTTGCATCTACAGTTCGTTTTGAAGATACAGATGAACCAACTGTTGCACAAAATGGTTCCACTGGTCTTTATGATATTCAATCGAATGATTATGGTGCATTTAGATTTGATGGTGGTGGATATATTGAAGGTGATACAGTCTTCAATAGTGACATTTATATCAACGGTGACCTTAACCAGAAAGATAGTGCGACTGAGAACTTTGGCGAAAGAAACTACCTGAACGTTCGATATAAGTTACGTTCTGGTTCTAGTGTTCAATACACACCATCTTACGCTACAGATAATAATACAAACTTTAGATCGTTTGGCGGTGCAACTGTCGGAACAACTCTGCACATCGGTGCTACAGGAAGTGGTCAAGGTCTGTTTGTTGGTAAGAGACTCTCTGGAGATACTGTCAAATTCTCGGTTGATGGTCAAACTGGTAATACTGTAATTGAAGGCACATTAAATGTTAATGGCACTGTCGATATTGATGCAGATTTCGCTGTTAGAAACGGCACAACCGATAAGTTCTTTGTTGATAATGTAACTGGTAACACTAATATTGAAGGCACTCTGACCGCTGATGGTCATACTGAGTTAAATTCAACGTTGAATGTTGATGCTGCTACAACTCTTGGTAGCACTCTGGTTGTTACTGGAACAACAGAATTCAATAATACTGTTGATGTTGATGCAGACTTTGCAGTCAGAAATGGTACTACTGATAAGTTCACTGTCGATAATGCAACTGGTAACACTGTTACTGCTGGCACCTTAACAGTCGATGGTGAGACTAACATCACCGATACATTAAATGTTTCTGCAAACGGAGAGTTCTTCAGAGTTAGAAATGGTAATAATGCCAATAAGTTCACCGTTGATACTGACAATGGTAACACCGAAGTCATGGGAACTTTGGAAGTTGATGGTGAAACTAGAATCAATAACACGCTGAGACTTCGTGCAAATAATGAATTCTTCGTTGTTGAAAATGGGAGTGGAGTTGATAAGTTTACCGTTGACTCTGATAATGGCAATACAAACATTATCGGCACGGTAACTGTTGGTGATGCAACTCAAATCAACGATACTTTGGGCGTATCTGGCGTCACAAGTATTACGGCAAACTCGCAACAAACTCTGACTGGTTCTTATGCTGCTGATGGTGCATTCCGTCTGACTGGTGGTGCTGGTATTCAGAAGAACCTTGCTGTTGGTGGTGATGCTAGAGTTTATGGTGCTACCGAACTGACAGGTGCTCTTGATCTTAATAACTCCGCCGACATCTCTGGTGCTCTAGTAACTCATGACAATGTTACTATTACAGCAGATAATAAGTTCTTTAAAGTTCAAACTGCAGGTGGCGTTGATAAGTTTACCGTTGACACTGATAATGGTAATACTGTTTCTCAAGGAACATTAACTGTTGCAGGTGATACTGCATTACAATCCGATCTTACTGTTACTGGAAACCTCACTGTTAATGGATCAACAACTACTGTTAATTCTACGGTCACAACTCTCGATGACCCTATTATTACTCTGGGTGGTGACACAGCACCAGCGTCTAATGATGCTAAGGATCGTGGTGTTGAGTTCCGCTATTACGACAGCAGTGCTAAAGTTGGCTTCTTCGGACTCGATAGATCTTCGTTAGAATATGTCTTCTTAACTGATGCAACAAACTCCTCTGAAGTTCATTCTGGTACAGATGGCGCTCTTCGTGCTGGTTCTCTTAATCTTACTGGGTCTGGCACAACTCTTGATGTTGATGCCGATGCCAACATTGATGGCACCCTGACTGTTGATGGTCAGATTGTTTCTCAAGTTACATCTGGTGCAGCACTGGTCATTCCTACTACCACCAAGATTAACAACCTGAATGCTGACCTTTTGGACAGCATGACAACTGCTTCTGCTGCAACACCGACTACTGTTGTTGCTCGTGACTCTAGCGGTGACTTCTCTGCTAATCAAATTACTGCTGCTAGTGGTGTAGGTGCTGCTGCAGGTTTCCTTGGTAATGCTTCAAGTGCAGATATCCTTAAGACTGCAAGAGTTATCACCATTGATGGTGTTGTCAACGGCAATGTTTCCTTTGATGGATCTCAGGCAGTAACCATCACTACCACATATGATGATGCTGACATTACTGCTCTGGCAGCACAAACAACTGAAACTGGTTATCTGGTCAGAACTGCTGCTAACACCTATGCACACCGCACGTTTGCTGTTACAGCATCGTCTGGTATTACTCTAACCAATCCTGATGGTATTGCTGGTAATACTACAATCAACGTTGCTTCTGCGAGCACCAACGCAGCAAACAACCTGGTTCTTCGTGATGCCAGCGGTGACTTTGCTGCTGGAATTATCACTGCAACCAGATTTGTTGGTGATGGTGAATTTGATCTGGTTGCTAGTGTCACCTTAACTAAGAACATCGCACCAGATGCAAATAACAGTTATAACATTGGTACGGCATCTGCTCGATATTCCAACATCTATGGTATTAACATTGACGCTAGCACTATTGCTGCAACAGTTGGATTTAGCGGCGATCTCACTGGTAATCTTGTAGCATCAACTACAAATACTAAGGGTGTTGTACCAGATGCAGATAACTCATATAATATTGGTTCACCTGCTGCTAGATACTCCAACATCTATGGTTATAATGGTGATTTTTCTGGCACTGTTATTTCATCTTCTGGATTCTCTGGCAATCTTACGGGTAATCTTGTAGCAGCAACTACAAATACTAAGGGTGTTGTACCAGATGCAGATAACTCATATAATATTGGTTCGGCAGGGGTTCGATACTCTAACATCTATGGTTATAATGGCAATCTTTCTGGAACCTTAACAGTAAGTTCTGGTATTTCGGGTAATATCTCTGGTAATCTGACTGCAACAACTACAGAAACTAAGAATGTTAGACCAGATACAGATAACGGTTATAACATTGGTTCGGCGGCTGCTAGATATTCAAATATCTATGGTTATAATGGTAATCTTTCTGGAACCTTAGTAGTAAGTTCTGGCATTACTGGTAATGTTTCTGGTAATCTGACCGCAACAACTACAGAAACTAAGAGTGTTGTACCAGATACAACTAATTCATACAATCTTGGTTCGTCTGCTGCCAGATACGCTAATGTTTACGGCACTAATGGTTCCTTCACTGCTATCGCTGGTAATCTGACTGGTGATGTTACAGGTGATGTTACAGGTGATGTAACTGGAACGGTTTCCAGTCTCGCAAATCATGATACTGATTCTCTGTCAGAAGGTTCTACAAACCTCTACTACACTGATGCTCGCGCTGATGCTCGTATTGCTGCAGCAACTACAGATGATCTGACTGAGGGCACCAACCTTTATTATACAGACGCTCGTGCAGATGCTCGCATCGCCGCTGCAGACACAGATAATCTGTCTGAAGGTTCTACTAACCTTTACTTTACTAATGCTCGTGCTGAGGCATCTTTTGATACCAAGATTGCTGCAGCAACTACGGATAACCTTAGTGAAGGTGTTACTAATCAGTATTACACTGAAGCAAGAGTTCAGGCAAAACTGGATAATGCATTCGCTCAACTTCAGGCAATGCTTAACAACCTTGCAACTACTACCACTTTAACCCTGGCACTGTCTGGTGATCCTACACCTGGTGCTGTTGTTACTGTTGGTGTTAGTGACGGCGGCGGCGGTGGATTCACTGCTGGAACCGCTGTTGCTACCTCTGGTGGCACAGGTTCTTCTCTGACAGTTGATACCACTGTTGATGTCAGTGGAAATATCACTGCTGCAGCGGTTAATGCTGGTGGTTCTGATTATCTCATTTCCGATACTGTAACAATTACTAACCCTAATGCTGGTAAGGTCCTCTCCTTTAACTTGGCGTCCCTTACAGGCGGTTCTAACTATGTTACAGGGACTGCTTTGGCAACGACTGGTGGATCTGGATCTGCATCTCTGACGGTTGATATCACAGCAGTTGCTGGTGCAATCACCAACGTTACTATTAATGATGGTGGCACTGGATACGTTGCTGGTGAAACAATTACAATTGTTCAGGCAACTGGTGCTGATGGTAGTAATCCTGGCACTGGTGGTACGGTTGATATCGCAACCGTCGCTACTAACGCAACTCTGTCTCTGACTGACATCACTACGATGGAAGTTGGTGGAGTTGTCACAGGTGCAACCAGTGGCACAACTGGGATCATCACCGCTCTGGGAACTAACCAGATCACTGTTGATAACGTTGATGGATTCTTCAAAGTTGGAGAAGTCGTCAGTGCAAATGATGTTACAACTCTCACTATCTCCTCATTCGCTTGATAACAAATGTCAGCAACTAGACCCGCAACTAAAACCGAACTAAGAGATTATGCTCTTCGTCGTTTAGGATATCCTACAATTGACATCAACGTTGCTAGTGAGCAACTAGATGACTTGATTGAAGAGGCTATTGATTACTACCAAGAGTTTCATTACAACGGTAGTTACAAAGCGTTTATCAAAATCGAAGTAACAGATGCAATTAAAACAGCAGCACAAACAGGTAGTGCTATCTCAGGCACTGATTGGACAGAAGGTAATGAATATGTTTCGTTGCCACCCAACGTTCTCTCTGTTAATCATGTTTATACTGCGATTGGCGCTTCTAGTATCGTTCCTGGTAACATTTTCAATATTAAGTATCAAATTTTCTTAAATGACATCTATGCAATGACGCATGGACAAATTTTACATTATTATATGACTTCTCAGTATCTTGAGACTTTGGATTGGGTTACTAATTCTCAAGCAAATCGTAGAGTTAGATTTAATGAGCATCAGGGTAGATTATATCTTGATATGAGTTGGGATGAATTGCAAGCGGGTGATTTTATCTTAGTTGAAGTTGTAATGCGTCAAGATCCCGATACTTATACTGGCATGTATAATGATTCTTGGTTAAAGGATTATGTTGAAGCATTATTCCAACAGCAGTGGGGTCGTAACTTAAGTAAGTATGACGGTATTCAGATGTTGGGTGGTGTGACACTTAATGGTCGTCAAATTTTAGAAGATGCTTCTAAATTCAAAGAAGATCTTGAAGAACAAGTCCGCACTACATACGAAATTCCTCCCTTAGATCTGGTAGGTTAATATGGCATTTCAAAATTCTCCAGCACAAGATTATGTTTTTAGCAACCATAGTAGTCTGTTAAAAGCGAATGCATCATCTCAAGAACAAAAGTTTCTCGAAAACCTTGTAGTAGAAAGTATTGAGATCTATGGGCAAGATATTTACTACCTTCCTCGCACGTTGGTCAACCGCGATACAATCCTCGGAGAGGACTCTGATTCGACGTTTGACAGCGCAAGGGCAATCAGGGCATATGTCAATAATGCAGAAGGATGGGAGGGGCAAAGCGAGTTACTTAGCAAATTTGGAGTACGCATCGAAGATAAGACGACGTTTATTTTCTCCCGTGAGAAGTTTAAAGAAAAGGTTGATGACCTGGAGACACTTAATGTCGAAGGACGACCAAACGAAGGGGATTTGATTTGGTTCCCTGTGACAAAACATTTGTTTGAAATTCAATTCGTAGAAGCAGAAAGACCTTTCTATCAACTCGGAACAGGTTTTGTTTGGGAATGTCAGTGTGAACTCTTTGAATACAGCGACGAAGAAATCGACACTGGTGTTACAGAGATTGATGCAGTTGAAACTGCCTTTGCTAATTCCATCAAACTTATTATGGATCCTGGTGGATCTGGTGACTTTACGGTCGGTGAGGAGATTGTTGGTGATCTTTATCGCGCCTTTGCCACTGCAACGATTGATTCTGGTGCAGTAAATGCAATCACAGTTACAGACGGTGGTGAGTATTATAAGTCTGCTCTGCCACCTACGGTTACTATTACGGGAGGTGGAGGAAGTGGTGCTACAGCGACTGCTACAGTTTCTGCTGCTGGTATTGTTACTGGTATCACTATCACAGCTGGTGGATCTGGGTATACTAGTGCGCCTACTGTCGCAATCGACTACTCACCCAAGGATAACAGAGCAGAAGTCAAGTCTTGGAATTCCAGCACGAGAGAACTTCAAATTATTAACCGCACAGGAACCTTCAATACTGGTGAAACAGTGAAGGGTCTGACCTCAGGCGCTCTTTGGAGTCCTGAGTCTTACAACACACTAAATAACACTAATACCGCTGACAGCATAGATCAGAACTATAGTTTTGAAACTGCCGATGACGATATTATTGACTTCTCCGAAGGCAATCCCTTTGGTACAATTGGGTCCACTACTGATACTACAATCTGATGTTAGGCACATACTCGTATAACGAAATTTTTAGAAAAACTGTTGTTGCGTTTGGAACTTTGTTCAACAACATTGAACTTCGTCGTTCTGATGAAGTAATGAAAGTGCCTTTGGCATATGGTCCAAAACAAAAGTTTCTGGCGCGTCTAGACCAAGTTCCTGACCCAACTAACAAAAGAGTACAAATTACCTTACCTAGAATTTCATTTGAAATTAAAGGTATTAATTATGATAGTAGTAGAAAAGTATCACCAACCCAAAAAATTAAAATTGCAAAAAGTGATGATGCTAGTAAAAACAAAAATGTATTCATGCCTGTTCCATACAGCATAGGTTTTGAGTTAGCGATTATTTCTAAAAATCAAGAAGACGGTCTTCAAATTCTCGAACAAATTCTTCCATTCTTTCAACCTCATTATAATCTGCCAATTAAACTGTTGCCAGATATGAATGAAACAAAAGATGTTCCTGTAATTTTAAATAGTATTGACTATGATGATACCTATGAAGGTAATTTTCAAACTCGTAGAGCAATCATTTATACACTAGACTTTACTGTAAAGACATATCTCTACGGTCCTGTTACAGAAGCCAAGACTATCAAGAAAACTATTACCGACATGTATACATCTACGGATGTCAATACAGCTCCAAGAGAAGTTCGTTATATTACTGTTCCCGATCCTATTACAGCAGATGCTGATGATGATTTTGGATTTGGTACTACAGGATCTAACTTCACTGATAATAAGAAACGTAATCCTATTAGTGGCAATGATGAGGCAATCTAATGGCAAATCCCTTTGATGGTCTTAACGATGCATTTGGTGCCGAACCTTCGGAATTACAAAAGCATGTTGAGAAAGTGAAACCTACATTGAAAAAATCAGAGACTGAAGATGTGAGGCAAGATTATGAAGTTAGTCGTGCTCAACTTCATAATCTGGTCATGAAAGGACAGGAGGCAGTTGATGGAATACTTGATGTGGCACGAGCGTCAGATCATCCTCGTGCTTATGAAGTGGCAGGT